TATGTTTGAATGATGTGATGGACATTAGATCATTATTAAACATAGAATTCATTAAAACTATTAACCCATTTTTTACCTTCCATAGTCATTGCGATCTATCTTTGACCCAAGATTCTTCCGGCATTGCGTTTGGGTCAACTGTTGGGGCAGTTACGACCAAAAAGAAAGAAACATTAGATGTAGACACTAAAGAAAAAGTTGAAATTGTGGAAGCTTCTGCTCCAGTTTATGCAATTTTCGGGCTTTTAAAGATAAATCCCCCGAATAACGGTCAAATTGATATTGCAAAGGTCGAAAAACTATATCTTACGATTAAAGAATATTTGACAAATTTTACCTCGTTTTCGGCAGATAGGGCATACAGTATTACATTAATTCAGAATTTAAGGAAGAATGGGGTCACGTCACAGTATTTATCTGTAGATAAAACAACAGATGCTTATATTGAAAAGAAAAATTGCTTAACTGAAAACCGGCTCTGGATACCGGAACACGAAGCACACAAAAAAGAATTGAAAGGGCTTATTCTTGATATTGAAAAGGGCAAGGTGGATCATCATCGGACCTGCGCAAAAGATGTTTCGGATGCAGTGGCTGGTACGGTATATGTTTTATCAAAAAGAAAAGCCACATATAAAAAAACAGATAAACCAAAACAGTTATATGCAATGCGGAAAGAAAGTGGAGATGATAAAAAGAAATCAGATAGACCAAGTTTCGGAACAAGACCAAGATCATTAAATAGGTCGCGAAAATGGCAAAGGAGGAGATAGTGAAGGCTACTTTAGAATTCAATGAAGAAGAAATTAACGAATTTAAATTAGCTGTAAAGGGATCTGATTTTTATTATGCTTTATCTGAAATACAAAATGAACTGCGAGATTACGATAGATATTCTAAACAAGCCAAAGACTGTATTAACAGGATAAGAGAAATAGTATATGATTCTGGAATGGAGGAAATAGAATGAAAGAAACAATGAAATTTTGTAAAAATTGTAAATACATAAAGGATGTCAAAGTAGTTGATTTATGCACACATCCTTATTCTACATACGCTACGAATTTAGTTACAGGGGAACCAATACACCAAGCTTGTTTTCGTATGCGATGGGAAGACGGAAAATGCGGCCCAACTGGAAAATTATTTAAACCTTCATTATGGTATAGGATAAAAAATGAATTTAAAATTACCTGTTAATTATGACGAAATAGATTTTAAAGAAAGGAAAGAAGTTAAAGAACAATATATTAAAGTACAAAAAGAAAAATGTTGGTATTGTGGTCGTAATTTGTTTAAAGATCCTCCAGAAGAAATGAAAAAATTATATATAATCAAAACATTATTCCCAAAAAATTTTTTCATGTATCCAATTCATTTGCACCACGATCACAATACTGGAATGACTATTGGGGCAGTACATTCTTTGTGTAATGCGGTTCTATGGCAATACGAAGGAAAATAATGAATTTACAAGATGCTTTAAAAAAAGCTAAACAAACCACAGAAGAATCCAGGGCTAAATACAGGTCTAAACAATTAAATAGGCCAATTTCAGTAACAGGGCTTATTCAATACCTACAAGAACAATTAACTGTAAATAATTTCGGCCCTATGCCACCAATGACCAAAGAAAATAGGCGTAAAATTAATGGGTTTATTAAATTCTTGAAAAATAATGGGTTTAATGATAAAGATATCTATCTTTTTATTGACAAGTGCGTAGAAAACTGGTATATGTTGCAAAATATTGACATGTACACAGACAAAAGAAAGAAATACAAATTGGATACAAGGCCGAATCTGGTTGATATTATTCATTGTAAGACTCAAATTTTTAATGAATTAAATCAAGAAGAATTGGACGAAGAAATTGATCTTTTAGACGCTTGGGGGGATATGTGACTAAAGAACAGATGGAATATGGGGAACAAAAATTATTGCAATTTGCGAATCGGCATAATATTTCAAAAGATACCGCAATAGATATACTGGAAGACGTAGAAGGCTTCCATTATTTCTGGAACTGGGTTAATGCAGATGAATTCCTAAACCACAAACTTCATGAAAGGTATATCAAAAGTATTAAAAATGATTATTAATATAATGTTTTTTATATTAGGAGGTATTTTCGGTTTATGTATGGGCGCATTTTTGACTAATTGTAAATGGATGTTTAATGCTGAGGAACCACAAAGAATTTTGTATAATAAAAAATATTACAAAGTAATAAAAATAGACAGTGAAGGTTCTTGGAAATTGGCAGAAATTCATAACAAAAATAGGTAATACATGAAGTATTTTTGGCAAGATGAAGAGGAAAATAAATGGATAGTACCTGTTATCCTTGATAAAGATATACCACTATCATATACGAAAGACCCTGGCACAGAAATAAGGAATAAACTTGAAGCGATCTTTAAGTACATGAACGGAACAAGGAATTTTATTCTACTTATTTCCAACCGCACGGCCTTTGTAAATTCTTTTTTTTATTACGTTGGTGTTACATGGATGACAAATTACAATAAAACTTTTGAAATTGTGGATTTGGGGCACATTAAAGAAGATTACACCCTTCTACAAAAAATGGAATACGCTCCCTTGTTGATGGTTCCATATGTCAATACAGACACTTATTCTCTTAGAGGAATCCGGGATAGGATCGGTGCAATTTTGATTAAAAGGCAAGTAAGAAATATGCCAACAATAATTGAATTATATTCGAGAAAATCTGCCCCGAATCTTACGCAACAGGAACTTCTTGGGCTATTGCAGTCATTATCATCTATTTACGGAGATAATTGCGCGGGATCTTTCTTAGACAAAACTTCAGGATGTAAGATCTTGAAACTTAAATAAAAGGAAATTATAAAATGAAAAAAAAATTAGTTATTTATTTAGCAACTCCTTACAGTCTTGCGATTAAATCGAAAGAATTTACCATGACCCGCCCAGATTATTCAGAACAAGACAAAGAAATTCGGCAAAAAAGGTTTGAAGCAGTAAATGATGTGGCTGGAAAATTAATTAAGGCCGGATTTGCGGTTATTAGTTCTATATCACAGAACCATCCAATAGCTATTCAAGGGGATTTTGAAGGTACTTTTGATGAATGGACCGACATGGATTCTAATCTAATTAGTAGATGTGATATGGTATTTGTATTTTGCCAGGATGGCTGGGAAAGATCAGAAGGTATTAAAAAAGAAGCAGAATTCGCTCTTTCTAATAAAATTCCTGTAGTTAGAATTGACAAAGACCTTAAAATTTTGGGAGTTCAATCATGAAAGTTAATATAAGAATAGAAGATTTGGAACTCCGGAATTTTAGCCCAATCACAACAGAAGATAATGAATCAGTATCTCTTGAAATAGTAAGGTGGCAGTCTGATTCATCGTGCTACACTATATCCTATTGGGACGAAGAAAATGCCATATTTGTTGGGGACCGGCCATTACATGTTAGTAAGGGTATATTCTGGAAATTAATAGAATTAGGTCAAACTATAATACAACAGGACTGTGATAGGATGGAATGATGAACGCATATCTTTCAGCGGCCATAATTAATGTTTCAATTTGTGTTTGTGTTGGAATAGTAGCATATTTTACTAAAAGCCCTTGGGCATTACTGGGTCTGGTATTTTTATTTAACGTAGAAGGAAGTTTTTGATGGAAAAAATAGTAACACATCCTTTATATATAAGATGTAAAAAAGTTATAGCATCCTGTAATAATCCAAGCCAGATTAAAATAGCAAAGAAATATTGTAGAGCGGTAGTAAAAAACTTATCTTATAATTTTTATAAAAAGTCACCTACCTTTTGGCAAATTAATGATTTTGAATTTCGACTACTTGTTTATTTCGAAGATTTATATAATATGGCCCACAAAAAACAACTTGAATTAGAGAGGTCTGATGGAATTAGATGAAATCAAGAAAGAATATTACAAAATACTTGAAATTTTGGCACGTAGTAATGGAAAAACAATAGAAGAACTTGATAAAGAAATTTCAGGGGCCTTGGAAGAATGTAAAAACGTAAATGATATTATGGTCAGGGCATCGGAGATATTTGATGAGTAGCATTGGAATTGGGATACTAAAATCAGTTATAGCGCAAAATTTGCCGTTTTCTGAAATAGTGGAACATGGTATAGACGAAACTTTTTTAGACGGAGACGAAAAGGATGCTTATAACTTTGTAAAACAATTTAAATATAAACATAACCAATATCCAAATTTAAAAACTATTGAAGCCGAAGTTCCTGGAATTTCTTTTACAGCATTGCCGGAAGAACCTGTAGAATATTGGGCTACAGAAATAAAGGAAAGGAAGAAATTTTGGCTTATCTCTTCACTTAATGGCCAAATAACGGAATACCTTAGAAAAAATAATATACCAGATGCCGTATCAGAATTCAAAAAGGTAAATGATGCTTTATTACGCATTAATCAAGAATTTTCTGTAGAAGATATTGCCAAAATTCAAGAAGATGTTTTGGATCGGCATGATAAAGTTCAACGAACTCCTGGAATTTCGGGTATTCCTTTTGGGCATCCTTTATTAGATAATTTGACATATGGCCAACAAGGGGGGGATTTTAATGTATTAATTGGACAAACAGGATCTTGTAAATCATATTTCAGCATTAGTTGTGCAAAATCGGCGTATAATGCCGGTAAAAATGTGATGGTGATAAGCCCTGAAATGCCAGCAGAACAAATTGCAAGAAGGGTATTAGCAATTCAAATGGGGCTGGCGGACGAAGATATAAGAAAAGGCAAATTATCAATGTATGCGGTACAAAAAGCCCGAAAAATAATTAATGAACCTATTTCTATAGAGGGGGAAGAACAAAAAAACTGGTTTAAAATTTTACCAAGTGGTATGTATACTGATGTAAATAATATAGTATCAGTAGCCTCGGAGTACAAACCTGATTTGCTTGTTATAGATGGGTTTTATATGCTCAGCAATAAACATATTCGAACAAGTGCTGGGTGGCAGGAAGATGAATCTGTTATCTATACATTAAAGAATTTTGCTTTGCATTCTTTGATCCCAATATTAGGGGTAACTCAGTATAACAGAAATAAACCCGGAAAATTAGAAGGTGCAAAAGGAAGTCAGGCCGTAGAACATACAGCTTCTAATTATCTTAGTCTCGAATTTGAAACTCCTTCGGACAGGGAATCGAGGCAACCCATACAAACCAGAGTATTAAAGATTTTAAAAAGCAGGGACGGAGATTCGGGCATTTTCAAATACGAATTTGATTTCCGTAAGACAACAATAACAGAATTAAATATGACATCTGGCAAAGAAAATTTAGATGTTGATGATGAATATGTCTGCACATTATAGGGAACATTATGTTTGAAGATATTTTAAAAGCAATGGATGAGATAGAAGACATTAAACCTTTATCGGATTCCCAGGAAATAAACGGAAGATACATCTACCCAGATAGGTGGAATTTATTAAAAAGAAAATTGGCAAATGAAAACTTAGGAGATTATTGTGGAAAAGAAATTCATAAAATTCCTAACAAAAAATAACGCCTATAGGCAGTTCATGTACAATTTGGCGTATTGTCCTTCAGGTGTCATGTCCTGGACATTATATAAGGATACAACTCCAGAAATAGATTGGATCTTATGTGCTTTTGATTTTGAACAATCAAAAGAAGGGCATGAATTTTGGTTTGATCTTGCCGTAAAATGGCATAATCTAATAGATTGATCTTTAAGTACATTTAGTTTTCCTATAAAACCCGGTTATTAAGTTAACCGGGTTTTTCTATTTCCCCATATCCCATCCAAATCATCAAAAATTCTTAACAAATTCCAAAAAAACATCAATTTTTTTTAATTAAGGCTTGACAAGAATTCCCCCAATGGTGATTATATATCACAAACATATCAATAAATCTTGATATCAATATATATTGATATCTATGCATATATAAGGATAGCATCTTATGCTCCCCAAACCAAAAGAGAATGAAACACAATCTGAATTTGTGGCAAGAGCCATAGACAGTCCTTCTATTAAAAATGAATTCAAAACAAATGCACAAAGAATTTCTGTAGCATCTACTTTATGGGAAAATGCGGATAAGAAAGAAGAAGAAACTTCAGGGCATTTTGTAAAAATAACTAAGACGGACAAAATCCACAAAATTGTTAAAGGTGTGGTGTACACTGCCGGGGATGTTGACACTGATGGCGAAACCCTTTCTAAAGAAGATGTCCAAAAGATTTGTTGGAATTTCTTAGCGCAACGGAAAGAAAAGAATATTGATGTTCAACATGATTGGCAACAATCTGGTTGCTATGTAGTTGAATCTTATTTCACTGAAAAAGATGACCCCGATTTTCCAGCTTATTCTTGGGTGATGGCTACCAAATGTACAGATGAAATTTTTGAAAAAGTGGAAAACGGAGAACTTAATGGATTTTCTTTTGGAGGGTATTCCGAAAAATTTGTGCAACGAGTTATGCTCGAAGTTGCAAAACAAATTATGGGGGAAACCAATGAAAACCTGAATAAAGATGTAATTCCACCCCACAAACATAATTTTATCCTGTGGTATGATAATGAGGGCACCCTGGTTAAAGGCTTAACTGACACGGTTAACGGGCATTCCCATACTATTACATATGGCACGGCTACAGATGTTGCCGTATCTCATAGTCACGGAGTGGATATTACGGAATCTTAGTCAGGTATCACAATTGAGGATTAAAATATGGCTAAAGTAAAGAGTATCATAACAGAGGCAGACGTTACGTTCTTAAAGGATGTGGATGTGGAATATGTGTCGCTCGTAGGACATGCCGCAAATCGTCAGCCATTCAAAATTATCAAAGGCGAAGTTAGAGGAGATAAAGTTATGCGGAAACAAACTATCTATAATGTCCTTATAAAAAAGGGCGTTACAGAAGAAAAACTTCAGGAGCTTGCGAATGAACACAAGTTTTCTGTAGACCAGAAGGACGAAACAGCCCTCGAAGGGTATGACGTTTATAATCAAATTGAAGAAGATGAAATTGACCCCGATACTAAAAAAATGGCGGCAATCACTGATGATGTGTATGCAATTGTGGCCGACCTAAAAGAGGAATCTAAAGTAGACGGGATAGAAAAAGAAGAACTCGAATATGAAACAATGGAAAAAGTTGCGGATTCTCTTTTCGCAATGATGGATATTGTTCTCGGAACTATGCGGCAGCCGGATGCGGAAAACCGCAAAGAAATGATTACATCTGCTGTAACAAATTTTTCTAATTATGTAGATGCTGCCCTTTCTACTATGAAAAAAGAAGATGTCTTAGAAGATTTTGAAATTAAAAGTGAAATCATTAAAGAATACTTTTCAAAAGAAAATGAAGAAGAAATTGATTTCGATACCTTTACCCAAGAAATCGAAGCAACCTTGAAAACTAAATTTGAAACTTTATTTGAAGAAAAACTTACTGAAGTTAAAGGTGAAATTTCTGAAATCAAAGATAATCTTAATACTTCTTTAAATGAACAGTTTGAACTTTACACAAAAAAAGAAGATGTAGAAAAAGAAATGGCTACAGTTAAGACTGAACTCAAAGATCTCAAAAATACTACCAAAAAAAGAAATAGTGAGATCAATGAGGAAGTTTCTAAGCCCAAAAATACAATTAAACGGGAATCTAAGCCCGGACAATTTAAAACATTTGTTTAACATAGGAGATTTAATAGAATGACCGATTCTCGAAAAATTATTGAAAAAGCGGATCTTGCTGTAAGCCAGATGATATCTGATGGTGGGTATCTCAATGAAGAGCAGAGTGATACGTTCTATCGCACCCTTATTGATGAACCTACTCTTATTAGCAGAGTTAGGACTGTTCAGATGAATAGCCCTAAAATGAATATTGATTCCATCGGATTTGGTTCTCGTATTCTTCGCGCAGCTCCTTCTTCTGGAACTGCCTTAGCATCTGATGAAAGAGTTCGTCCTGCTTTTGGTCAGGTGCAACTCGATACCGAAGAAGTTATTGCTGAAGTGCATATTCCATATGATGCCCTCGAAGATTCTATCGAAAGAGGCAATTTGGAAAATACCATTATGCAGATGTTGACTGGTCGGGTTAGTCTCGATCTGGAAGAACTTCTGATTAATGGTGATACTTCTTCTGCGGATTCTTATCTTGCATTGTTTGATGGTGCCTTGGCTCTTGCTGGACATACAGTAGATGGTTCTTCCTTTACTGCTATTAATAAAGATGTGTTCAAACCGGCACTCCAGGAAATGCCCACTCAATATCTGCGCAATCTTGCATCCATGAATTTTATGATGTCTTGGCATAATGTAATTGAATATAGGGATGCACTTGCCGGACGTGAAACTGGTACTGGTGATGATTTTTATCTAAATCGTCCTACTGTGTATGCGTTTGGGGTTCCCATTGCGCCTGCCGCTCTTATGCCTAACGATGAAGTTCTTTTTACTTATCCCCAGAATCTTATTTTTGGTATTCAGCGTGATATTATGATTGAAACGGATAAAGATATTCGTGCTCGTAATCTCATCGTCGTACTTACTATGAGAATTGCAATTCAAGCTGAAGAGCAAAATAGCATTGTAAAAGTTGACAGCATTTCTGTCTAAAAAATAAAGCCCCTTGAAACATAGGGGCATTTTATAAGGAGAATTAAAGAATGAAGAATTATATGGACCAGCTTAGACTTGCCGTAGTTGCCGGAACAGGTGATTACAGTGATTCGAAAACCTTGGATGCTGTCAGTGATCTTAAAATGATCAAAGGCAAGCTTTACGATACTTCCAGTTCAGCAGATGCTTTTTCATCCCTATCCGCAGGCAGTGTAGTGCGTATGACTGGATGGGATGACTCTTCTATGAACGGTATTTTTAAAATTGTAGAAGTAGAAAGTTCCGGGGAATGGGTTACTTTTGATACCCCTCTTGATGATGTTTTGGAAGACGATGTTCCTACTGCGGGAATCACTATGTACAATACTCCGATATCCATGACTGTTACAGGGGTAACGGAAAAGGGTGCGAAGGTATTGTATGCTTTGAATTTGACAGATCCTTCCGTAGCTGGGGCAGAATATTTTAAAGTAACAGCGGATAATACAGTATCTTCTTTTGCTGATTTTGATCAGGCTACTGATTCAGAAGAAATTCTCGTATTTTGGGCGGATGTTTCCGAAGGCTAATATATGCAATGCAGGGGGGATTTTTATCCCCCTCATAGGACTATTTAAATGGATTTAATTGTTACTCCCGCATATCATAAATCTAATAGTTATGGAACTGTAGCCCAGGCAGATGCTTATTTTGCGTCGTATTCTCGGTTAAGTGGTTCCGATACTTGGGGTGTGCTTTCAGCCAATGAAAAGAAGTACGCTTTAATCATTGCGGCCAAAATATTAAATACATTTAAATTTAGAGGGGAAAAATGCAACAAACAGCAAAAATTAGCATTCCCCCGGATTCCTGCCCAAAATCTAAATAATTATAGTCCTTTAAATTCTTTTTACGATATAGAATATGAAACTATAGTTGAAGATACTGAATTTAATGTAAGTGATAATAAATTTATATCTACCAGTACAAGTGCTGATGATTTTTATGATTATATAGATGATAAAGATATACAAATAGGGCAATTAATTAAGGTAATTAGAAACACTACAGATTATCTTACTATAGTTGATATGGATGTTGACGGGGAATGGATACAAGTTAAAGAGGACATAGAAGAAGAAACTGATTTATCTACATCTATTTATGCTGCTGATTTATTTGGATTTCCAGATGATGTAATGTATGCCCAATTTGAACTTGCTTACCAGGTAGTAGATACCAAATTATTTCAAGGCACTGTAGGGAAAGAAGCAGAAAAGCCTATAGCATCTTTTTATATAGCAGGTGCTATGCATGTAAAATATGCTTCGGAAATGTTTAGAATTAATACTTTCGATAATTCAAGCCCTATTGATATTGTTTATTATTTATTAGGAGATTGGTTGGCAGGAATTAGAGGGGCTACTGTATGATAAATTTTGCCAGGATACAAGAAAAAGCCGATTCTATAATGGATAGTATACTTGATAGTGGCATAGAAACTACCATTACTTATAAAATGTTTGTGTCGAATACTTATAATGATTCTACAGGCATGAATGAATCAACGTACTCTGAATACGCTATTGATGCAATAAAAGTAGATGCTGCATTGCAGGCACAAATGGCTTCTTCTATGTTGGCCGGTGTTGGGTTTGGTTCTGGGGAAATACATTATCTTATTAAAGCAACAGACATGCCACGAACAAATATTTACAGCCCGGAAGTTTTAAAGGATTTCATATCTGATGCAGACGAAGAAAAACAAATAAAACTGGCCCAGCTTTTAATGAAAACTTTTGTAAAGTTACAAGTATGAAAAAATTTGCTGACCAAATTAAAGAATCTGTTGATAAATATAATCTTTTGATAACAAAAATTTTTAGAAATTCTTGTTATAACGTAGCCCAAGATATTGCAATGGATAGCCCAGTGTCTACTGGAAAACTTTTGGGGCAATGGGAACCAGCCAAAAATTCGGCCAGCAGCAATTCTTATTCTGGGGGGCAGACTGCATGGCAAAATGGATGGAAAGACGAAGGTATAGCAGAAATAAATAGAGAAATAGCATTATCTGATTTATTACCGAGAATAGAATATACAACCAACAATCTTTCAAAAACAGATACTTACTATTTTACTAATGACACGAAATATATAAAACAAGCAGAATATGATGGTTGGGAAAATACTGACGCATACCATATGAGAGCAAATGCCATACAGAATTGGCAATTAATCGTAAATAGTGCCGCTACGGAATTAGCCAAATGAGTAAT